ATGCTCATACGCTTCATATGACCTGCGTAGGTGATATCGCTAAACGTAGGATCGTCTGTGAAGCTGTGGATGAAGTATGCAGGATCTACATATTCCTCTACGATTCCGTAGTTCGGGTCGTTGCTGCGCTTAACAACAGCCATACCACAAGTAACGAGGTCTTCTACGTTGCGGCGGAAGATCTTCTCGTCAAAGTCGTTCCAGCTAAGGGTAAGGTTCGTACCAATCTGTGCGGCAATCTCAGCTGCCGTCTTTACGTTGGTCTCAAGAAAGATTTCTGCCTCTTCAGCAGTATCTGGAAGAGCATCTGGGTCAACAGCAGTGCGGAGACCGCTTTCCTTTGCTTCCTTCAGTACGTCCTTGTTCTCGATGAAGATCTTGACCTTGTTCTTCTCAATGTCCTTCTCGCTGCGGCTTAATGGATCGATAGCCTCGAGGTTAGGGTAGAACTTGGCAGAAAGAATCTTGTTTACTACAATCTTTACGAACTTAGGAACGATGGGTACCGGAGTCCAGTCAAGGTTTACCAGCGAGCCATCTCCGTTGTTCGGGTCAAGTGACGTAAGGATTTGCTTGTAGATAGAAGTGTCTTGCGTACCGTTTGCATAGTCTCGTGAAATCTCAAATTCCTTCCAGCGCTTGCTGTAGAGTGAGCCCTCCCACTGGGCACTACCCCACTGTCCGTAGATAGCCTTAGCATACTGAAGGCCATAGCCTTTGCTAGCCTTAATCTCGTGTGATGCTAGCGGGTCGGGGAACGTAGAATCGTATCCGCCGCTTTTAACTGAGTATTGATCCATTTATCGCAGTTTATACACAAAGGTACAAGTTATCTTAGCGCGTAATTTCCTTACCCTTGCGGAAGAAAACCTTGTCGTTGAAGTCCGCTTTCTTGACTTGTTTTACCTGCTTTTGTGCTGCGAGAAGTGCTAGTCCAGACGAAATCGTCAAGTCAAACTTGGTTCGATCGTCAATCTTAAAGTTAATCCAGTCTTCTAGTGTTCGGTTGAAGTACATCCTGCCAAACATACCAGTCTCGTTGTGTAGACCTACGTGGTCGTGGATATACGCCTCAATTGCCTGAGCGTGAGCTTGGATTACGTCTTGGCTGTTGGATGGTATGCCCTTAGTCTTTACGCTTGACTTCATTGCTGTTGTAGCAAGGTGGTCAGGTCGTGCCATCAGGTACTCGTCGTAGCCCCGTGTTTCAAAGTAGCGAGCTATGCCATACTTGTTGTTTTCTATCAGCACAGGATAACCGTAGAACACCGCGGCCATAAGCACATCCTCGTAGAAGATCTTTGCAAGTGGCGGACGACTAGCGTATTCCGCTACGAACATATTCGCCGGATGCTCCATCGAGAACTTGTTGTAGACGTGGCACGCACCCTTTGATGCTCGGTAGTCAATAGTAGTGTCAAGGTCATAGGAGTCAACACCCATTACGCCAAACGCAGAGTTGGGAGCTACCAATTTGTTGTTCTCGGTCTTTCGTTTATTTCGAATATCGGGAGGAGCAAGCCACGCTACTCTCCATCTTCCATTTGGATCTGGAGCAAACACAACCTCTGTGTCCTGCTTTCCGTCCTTCCACTGGAAGTTTCCGATGATCACTGGATTTGGGAACAGCTCTTCGTTATGTTGAATCTGCTCGTAGATCTTCTGGATGTTGAACAGCGAAGACTTCGTTGAGTCGCGGAACGCTTCGTCTTCGGTAAATGGGAACTGACGGATGATTTCGTTTAGTTCGTAGCTGTTGTTCTGCTGTCCCTTGCGCTCGTTCTTTAGAAAGGTACGTGCTCCAATTGAAGTGAACGTGCCATCCTCAGTCATCACTGGCTGCTCTGGATCCTCAATAATCGGAAGTCCGTACTGGTCAAAGAATCACTCCAAAGCTTCGTATGCCGGAATGAAAATCTTATACAGACCACTCTTGGTACGTCCGTTCTCGTTGCGATCATTAGGGTCCGAGTCGTAGTACAGATCACGGAACTCACGGCCTCCCTTGTCGAGTGGGTTTACCGTAGAGCCAACCATTGCCTTACCAATCACCTTGCGACCAACGAGCAAACAGGTGCGGTGGATGCGCCATACTTCACGTATGTCATTAGGATTCAACCACTTACCGGCCTCATCAAGAAACAACATATGGGTCTTACTACCGTCGTATGCGTTGTTGGTTGTATTCTTCCAGTTGATGATGGTGTCTAGTGCCTCGCCGCGGTAGGATGTCTTGTTCTTCTTGGTAATCCTCTTTGCTGGCTCCCGGAACGCAAGCTCCATCCGTGGGTTAGTGGTACCGTCAAGGATAGGCTTGAGGAAGAATGGGTAGCTACGGAAGATGGGTACAATCTTAGAGCCGAACACAGCCTCTTGAGCGTCTGTACCCGTCTTGCTCATAATACCCAACAGCTTCTCAGTTACCTGCGATCCCTCGTCAACCAGCGTAGCAGCGCTCATATTGGTATATCCAGAGCGTCGACACTTGGTGTATATCTGTCCAAGACACCGAGGATCAGCCTCGCACGCTGCAAAGTGTGTGAACAGCTTACGCTGGAAGTCTAGGTATCCAGGGTATCCGATGTCAATCTTACTCCACTGAAGGAACATATAGTGGTGTCCAGTGATGTATGTTGGAACACCATTATTCATAAACCAAAGACCTTCTCTCCTGCGACGGAATTCCTCCTCGATGTACGGACTCCACTTCTGTTGGAACTCGCGCGGCGCCTCATACCAGTCGTCCATACTCTGGATCTGCTGTAGCTCACGAGGCATATCCTCTCGTACCCACCGTTGGTTCACTTCTGGTGAACTTGCGTACAGGATATTCTTTGGCATAGCCGGAAGCTGAATCAGGATAGACTCAATCTCAATGATGGGACCATCCGACCCATTGGGACAGATGTTCACCACCTCTTTACCGTCTATCATCTTCAGCCCTGCCATTACTTCTTAGCCATTCGTTCTGCAAATCCTCCCTTGAAGTCCTTCTCCTCCTCAAAGCCACCGGACTCCTCCAAATCACCAATCAGCTGTTCTAGCTTCTGGCGCTCCACAATAAGCTCCTTACAGGCTAGAGCCGTATCCTTGATAGCCTGAAGTTCCGCTTTGCGAGCAGAGCCAGTAAGTTCTGGGTCTACAGGCTTTCGGATCTCCTCGGTCATATTGTTGATGGCAGCCTCCATAGCGGAGATGAGGTTCTTCGCTGCCTGAGCAGTGGTGAACTTTACTTCTTTACGCATAGCAGGTGGTGAATTTGCATACGCCACAGCTTGCGCCCGTTGATGTCCATCTCATAGTCAGCATCTTTAGCAAAGAACACCACGTCGCCAACAGCAAGACCTTCTGACTCGAGCCACTGGCTTCCGTACACAATACGTCCCCAGCGCTTCTCTGGCTCTTTAAACGTAACTAATTCGATAACATCGCTCTTAAGTTCAGGCTCAACCTCAACTGGCTCAAGGAATACCCAGTCGGCTACAGCAATCAGCGTTCCGTCTGGCTTCTCAATCAGGTAGGCTTGGTTAGCGCTACCGCCAAATTGGTCGTAGTTGACGCGGTAGATCTTCTCCTTGGGATCAACAACCTGAGTGTCGTTAAGTGCAACGTGGTGGTGGTGGAATACGTAGTCTCCTACCTCAACCTGACAGTCAAACTTAGCTGGAACACCAACAACCTTAGCCTTCATCGTTCGATGCTGGAACTCGTTGTACTTGGTGTCTACGTATAGTTCGGTCTCTCCGACCTTCATCGTCTCATTGACAGCCGATGGGATGTGTACCAAGATATGGTATAGTGGTTTCATATAAAGTAATTTAAATTAAGTTGTAAGTCGGTTACAACTAGAAGTTGCAGTCGTACTCTACGATCGTAGGCATACCCTCGATAGACTTCCACAGCATAATACCGCTATCCTTTTTCAGATAAATAAGGTAACGACGCTCTCCGTGGTTATGTAAATGCTGTCCATCGAGTATGATAGAGTTAATCTCTCCATCGCCAGCCTTCTGCCCCACATAGTAGGCCAGAGCTTTTAGCGGATCAGTGCCCGCAATGATTTTACGAATAAGGTCCATTTCATTTAATTTAGATTTAGCCAGAAGTCTGGATCAGAAGTGTCTCCACTATCGTCGTCATCATCGTCCTGGTAAGACGTTGCAAGATACATCAGCAAAGAATTCATCTCTTCCTGGCTGTCTACGTCGATGGTAGAGATAGACTCAACCACGTTCTTTCCTTTGTGCTCTCCAGTTACAAGACCTACCGTGCCGATCATCATAAAGTCATCGTACACGCCAAGCTCTTTAGCCTTTTCAGCAATCTCTTCGAAGCTGTTCCTCGCGAAGATGAACAGTTCAACCCTAGCTTGATCTTTATCCATTAAAGAACGCGTAGATGTAGTACTGAGAATGCGTCTAGTGAAATTGTTCCACTACCGGTCTCTGATGCTCTTACTGATATTACGTCGCCATTATTTAGGTTTCTGAAAAAAGCTTGCGTTACGTGGTGGTCAGCACCAGCACCTAGTGGTGTATCGCTAGCATCTACGATAGCTCCGTTAACTTCTAGGTCGAACTTTACGGAAGTTCCAGATCCAGTTGTAGTTAGACTTGCAGCTATAGTTATCTCAACTAGAATACCGTCAGCCAATATCGTTACCGAATCGTTTACGCCACCATACACGCTTGAAAGAGAGAAATACGCTGCTCCATCACCAACTTTGTTTGAGGAACCAGCACCAGTTCCTATAGAAAAGAACTCAAGAACTTGAGGAGTTGATGTTAGGGACAATGTATCTGATGTCTTTAGCACAAACTCGGGTGCAGACTGATAACCACCAGGGTTTATGAGCGACTTAAGATTAGAATAGTCGATGCGACGCCAAGAGTTGGTAGATACGTCGTAAATCAAGAACCTGTCTCCGTTAGCGATAGCACCAATGTCAGAGATAGAGGCTGGGTTGTCAAGGCGTACAGTTGAGCTGGTGATAGCAAGAGGAAGCGTGGCAGCAGTAACAGCGCCACCAGAGAATGCAGCAGCGTTTAGGGTACGGCGTACAACCTGGTTGTTTGCATTAAGAAGCAGGGCCGAGGTCTCAGTGGTTCCGGTAGCAGGAACAGTTGGGAACTCAAGGATTCCATTAACTCCAACTTTCGTGGTTCCGATCTGAAGCGCAGTGGTTACTCCGTCTCCAGACTCCACGTTCTTTAACGTGGTAGTGGCTGTGTTAGTAGAAAGCTTCAGCAGCGAAGCAAACGCATCTTTAACCTTCTGACCGCTAAGTGTTGCCATATTATTTACTTTTGCTACAAAGATACAATTTACTTCA